ACACTATCAGGTGGAGCAAGCGACAACATAACTCTGTGTGCTTACAAGAACAGCGACGGCACACGGATGGTAATTGAGCCTACCGAAGCCTCACTTATCGCAGACATTTCTGGTGGTAAGTTCTCGGCTATTTTTCTTGTTGATGCTGTGTGGGTGGCGGAGGACGATAGTTTATTTTTCTTTATCAAAACACAGAACCATACCTTTACTCTAAATGAAATAGAAATAACTTGGAGGCAGTCGTAATGCCGAGAATAAATTACTCAAAAGTGTTCCAAGCACCAAATTTAAAACAGGAAGATCTTACCTCGCAGGTAAATGGAAGCGAAACTATTTTCACTACTGCGGGGTCTTTCCTTCCAGAGCAAGTATTTATTTATGTGAATGGAGTGTTGCAACGACTGGGTGTGGAAGCATCCGTGAGTAGTAGCAATTCATTTACTTTGGTAGATGCACCACAGACAGGCTCCGTGCTCTATGTGGTTTATCAACCTTCTTAACAACCATAAATGGAGGATATTATTATGGCTATTAAAATTAGATCAAGTCAGTTGGAACTCGCCGATACTTTTGACTTTGCTTCTTCGGGAGAGATCTTGGTGGCAACACCAACACAGGCAAACGAGGCTGCCAATAAGTCTTATGTTGATGCACAATTACCTGATGCCTTTTCGGGCGGTAATGGTATCGCTATTGATGATAGTGGAGATCCGGATGTAATTTCCGTTGACTTTGCTACTGATGGAGCACTTGCTTTCATCGGCACCGATAGTGATAAACTTGCCGTAAAGATCAAGACTGAAAGTGGTGGGTCTCTCACCAGAGATGCTGACGGTCTTTACATCGCTGATAATGCTATTGGTAATGCGAAGTTGGCTGGGTCAATTGCTAATGCTAAATTAGCAAACAGCACTATCTCTGGTGTTGCTCTTGGTTCTAACCTCGCAGCACTAACAGCAGGGAACGGTGTGTCTATGACCTCGTTTAACGGATCTGCTGCTGTCGGCGACCTTACTATTGACCTTGACGGTTCTACTCTCGCAGTAGGAGCGAGCGGTTTAAAGATCGCAGACGACGGTGTTGGGGCGACCCAGATCGCTGACGGTGCTATTGATGCCAGTGCTAAATTGGCTGATGCAGTTGTCTCTGGTCCTAAACTTGCGGTTCAGCCGGCAAGACAAAACTTTACTGCGAACGGTACTGCTACTGTTTTTACTATGACTGGTAAGAATATGTATACCGGTGGTGAAGAAGGATTGCTTGTGTTTAGAAACGGTTTGCTTATGGAGATCGTAGCGAGTTCACCTTCGGGTCAAGATCAATACACCGCTGCTAATAACGGTAGTGATATTGATGTCACCTTTGGTGCGGCACCTACTTCTAACGACAAAATTTTGATCGTTGGAGTTCTGCTGGTTTAATTTTCCTCTCCGTTGGAGGACAGTTTTTAATGTAGGTTTCTGTAAAAAACCTCTTTCTTTTTACATAACTTACGGAGAAGGAGACTATGAATTATGAAGAATTACTCGCCCTCATTATGGGTCCGTTCGGTGCACTTGTTGTATTATCCGCTGTTCTTATCGGCATTTACAATTTGGTGGTTAAACACTTACTACCTCTTGTTAGAGGTGGGCTTGATAAGCACCTGTCTCAAATAGACACTATGTTAGAACAACATAAACAAGACAGAGAACTTTACCGTGAAAGCATAATGCTAATTACACAGCGGCTTGACAAGGTGGAGGACGATGTCTCTTACATCAAGGGGAAATTAGATGGCCAAGAAAAAGAAGAGTAGTGGTGCTCTAAATAAACCACGAAGAATAAAGAAAGGTGAGGCTGGCTACGGTAAAAAGAAATTTACTGTGAAGGTCAAAAGCAAAAAGGGAAACACCAAGACTGTAAAGTTCGGTGATCCCAAGAGCGAAATAAAGCGAGACGATCCCAAAAGAAGAAAGGCTTTCAGGGACAGGCACGGCTGTGATAAGGCTGGGGCGAAAGACAAGACGAAAGCGAAGTACTGGTCGTGCAAGTTTTGGCAGAAGGGAAAGAAAAATAAAGTTTCTCGTCTAACAAAACGGAAGAAGTAGAGGGCCTTATGTCTATGTCAAACGATCCCTTTACCTCAAACAAGGTTGGGTAATCCTTCACAGGTTTTATGGACTGGGACTTTGTTTGTTTGTGCTTGTACTTTCTCGCACCTTTCTTTGATCTCTTCATAGCAATTTCTCCTAACATAATGGAACATTTGTTTTACATCTGCGACGAACCGGAAACCAAAGTCAAGGTCAGTCGTTCTAAATAAAAGACCTTCGGCTGTTCCAAACCGGTTGGTCTTACAAGAGTGTCGCCGCTTCTTTACACGGTCAACGAACTCTGCTCCATCGTACCAATAGAGTTTCTTTCCTACCAGATCCACATAGACTATGTGTCTTGGTTTATCTACGAGGTAATGAGAGTACCCATTAGATCCAAGGGACCTGAACTCTGCATAGAAGGTGTCCCAATAGGGTTGCTTGTTGGCTGCCTTCACCTCGCATTTGGCCGAGGTCAAAACATTATCCTCTTCACAAATTACTTGATCCAAATGTAGATCACCTGTGTCTGTTTCAGGATCAGTCCAATAGATATCAAGACACTCTACCACACCGAGTTGATCTGCAACCCAATCCAAGTTTGTTTCCAAGAACAACTTGGTTATGAACTCTGCTTCTATTCCCTCCAATAGATCTTTACTAAATTCGTTTGTAGACATTTCATCGTTCCTCCTATTGGTCTAACTGGGCTTCTACCCACCAAGCAACTTTCTCTTTGGTCTTGCTTACAAGGTTGTAAAAGGTTTGTTTAGACACAGTCCTACCGCTGGGTAATGAAATTGACTTACGGTCATTTGTTTTCTTCCCACCCCAGTAGACTGACTTGGTTTTATTATCCATCATAACATAATCCATAATGAAGTGTTCGTCCTCTGTGGCTTTCTCTTTGAGAAACTTTACTACCATTTCCATCCTGTCTGTAAGCATCATAACCTCCTTTTCTTCTTGGTGTGCTTTATGTGAAGCAACTGAAATTGCTTCTAAATGTTTCTTACTCTGTGTGTCAAGAGACTGAAAAGTCTTTTGTCTTCTTCTAATGTTTCTATTACAGTAGTTCTTAAACCAGAAGTCAAATTCAGTAAACATCAATTTCTTAAACTGATCCATAGGTTTGCTACTGTGTCTCAAAATTCTTTCACTACTATCACAGAAGAACTGACTGGATAATTCATAGAAACCATCAAAGTGTTTATTAGCAATTTGCTCTACCATAAATGCTTTACTATGCTTACCAAATAGTTTCTGTGTGTTGTAGAAATAGAAACTGAAACCAAGATCTTTATGACCCTGTAATAATAAATTGTAATGATCTTTATTTAACATTTTATTTTCTCCTTTATGTTATTTATTACTGAAAGAGAATTACTCTCTCATAATAAATAGTTAGTTGTTATTCTTTTTACTTGTTTATTTATTATTTATTTTATTATTATCTTTATTACTTACAGTATAATTAAAACACAAAAACAAAATAGTCATAAATAAAAATAAAATAAATTATTTTTATGACTTTTCTTTCTTTCTGTTTTTATATAAGTAAGAACAAATTATTATTATCTTATTATTATTTTTATTTGACATTGTTATTATCTCCAAAATGTTATGTTTTGTTATGTACCTGAAAGGGTAAACTATTTAAATTGATAGGTTCGTAGACATTACCTATCAACTCCTTAAAATTATCGTTATTCTTTTTTATCCTTTCAGGTACATAACTCTTTTTATTTCCTATTTAAAATTGATAAGCCAATTATCAATTCCTCCAACGGAAGGGGAAAGAAATTTCCCCTCCCACCTTTGGAGTTCAGCTGACAGAGATAGAGTTTATCTGTGTAGAAGCAGCAAGATCAAACAGATCAAACACTTCACTCCTTCCTAAACTCCTTTGACCTGTGGTTCTATCAGCAGCATAAGAGTTCCAATCCACAGCAGCAAAGACAGATAAGACATAAGGTTTATCCACACCGTCTTTGACCTTGATAAGTCTTCTGCTTGTGCTACTCTCATCACTTACCTGTGGTGTAGTAATGTCTCCACAGCGAGAACCGTGAGTGGTAAAAGTAAAGTCAGCCTCGGTGTGATCCTTGACAAACTCAAAGGAACTACTGGTCTTCGTTGGCTTCCAGTCAGGTCTATCATAGTCCCGTCTCTCCCACACTTGCAGAACCGTCTTGACTTTACAACCATCAGGTCCCTCAAACTTTACATCACCAAAGAACCACTCCTCTATCAGGTGTAATTTCTTTTCTACATCTGTGATAAGTGAAGGCTTCCGCATTCCAGCACCAACCAAGAAAACTATGTAGTCTCCTTCCTTGGCTGCTTTGTTTAGGAACTGCTTGGTTAGTCGTTGTCTCTTGCCCCAAGGTGGGTTGCCTATGAAGACACGACCTCTCTTGTAGCCAAGGTTTAGTTTGAGGTAGTCTTGTTTCTTTACCGAGCGGTGCTTTGGTTGTAAGTCGTAGGCTCTAACCGGAGTGTGAGGAGACTGCTTCATCAGTTCATCAACGAAGACACCTGCTCCTGCTGATGGCTCAACAAATTCAGTAGCCGATCTAAACCAAGGCTTATTACGGATGCGAGACAAGACCAAGTCGGTCATAGTTTTTGTTGTGTAGAATTGTTCCAGCCCTACACTACGGCTGTTTGTGCTTTTTGTTTTAGTCATTTTTTTTATCCTTTAAAAAATTATTAGGTGGGGTTTTGTTGAGACCCCAAACTCAATTTGTTTTAATCCCAGTCCAACTCGTTGATAGTTGGGTAGGTTCTTTTTCTGCTGTGATAGTCTTCTCGTCTTACGAATGAAGAACCATAACTGCGGCTCGCAGCATAGTCGGCTGCTTCATAATAGAAGAACACACTACCACAGTCCTTTACATTCTGCTCCGTAGAGGGGTCCCAGATCAACGACAAGGCTTCCTGCGGAGACGGTAGGGTAAGGACAGCGGCACGGAGTTCCTCGCTCATCAATAGCCTGTGAAGGAGACGAGAGAAGATCTGTGGAGAGTTGCGGTAATTCCCATAGTTCTCACTATCGCAACACAAGTAGCCGGAGATCCAACCAGAGTTAAAACCTTTGGTTGAGAGTTCATCAACACAGTTGTGTACCCACTCAATTGTCTCGTCTATTAGATCACTATTCATAGGATCCTTCCAGTTTATTCTTCTCTCTGCTGTGTCAAGGCCCGTCCTCAAAACAAGTCCTCTCATCACATCTTCATTAGCAGCCATAACCTTCGCAACCTCTATGAAGATAGGCCACAGGTTATTGCGGTGCTCTTCCATAGTAGATCCGTCAAAGAATTTCTGCCATAGAAAGAATGCATTATTGGTAGGACACTTGTAGCCGTTCATTAGATCCAGTCGCTCTTCCTCAAACAATAGGTTCTCCATTACCCATTCCTTACAGTCGTGTTGCCAAGCCTCCAAGCGATAGGCCGGAGGAACCACAGCCTCAAAGCCACGGTCATTACCAACTTCCTTATCCATCTCACGGAGGCGAGAACGGATCAACTGTAAGTCATTCAGCAACTTATTGTTCTTTTGGTTCAGGTAAACATCACTATCCTGAATTGATCCAATTGTCTCTTGGTAGGTCTGTGCAACCACATAAGTAAAAGGGAATGGGAATTGTTTGTGATCCATCTCACAACGGAAACCTACTGGTAGGTTAAGCTTCTCTCCTACCAACTTGGTGTAGAGAGGTAAGAGGTTGAGACTACTACGGATTAGCCAAAGCAATTGTTCGTTGTGTTCTACCACCTCTGCCTTGTTGGAACCCATAGGTAAGAGACCACACTTACCAATTGCTCGTTCCAATCCAACGGTGTTGTGATAAACGATAGTGTGTTTGCTTGACCCACCGTCGTGTAAAGAGTGGAGGACACAAACCTGATAGATAGGGTTAGGCTTATCCTCACTCTTGGTAGAGACAATAGGCATAGCACTTGACTTATGGCTATGACGATCACGGGCATAGTCTCCGCAAAGGAAGATCCAATCCGCTTTACCATCCCAAGCATCCCACTCTTTACCACCGTTCTGGTTCTTGTAGAATGTTTTGAGTTTCCTTACGGTAAGATCCTTATGGATCTCCGTTAGAATTACTGTGTTCGCATCCTTAAGCTGACGGATGACAGCGGACTTGACGGGTGTTAGAAGGGCACCCACCTTATAATTATTAACAGACATAATTTTTCTCCAAGGGATTATCGCACCCAGTTGCGGTCTGTTAGGACACGGTCTCATTATGCCGAGACCAAAGCAATAAAAAATTTATTCGTTTAGAGCATTAGCAAGAGGTTCATTAGGAATGAAGCCTATGTAATCCAGAACAGGAACACCCTGACTGAAAGCAGAGTTGACTATTTCTCTTGGAATAGCAATCCATAGTGAGAACCACTCACCATAGCAACCGTCAAAGTAGGTTCCTTCCCCGTTGATAGGATCACCGTTCTTCTCATTCCCAACAGTGGCAAATGCTCTCATAGTGTTAGTCGCCCAGTTGATCGCACCCTTCCACTTGTCTTGTGTGGTAGGATCAGCAGCCTCGCTGAATTCTATGCGGAACTCAACACTATCGCCGTGCTCGTCAACCTCGCAGCACCAAGGGATCTCCATAGCATCCAAGGTAGAACCACAGACAGTAGCCCAAGTGTTAAGCAACTCTATGTTGTGCTCGTAGTGTGTAGATAATGTAGACATAATTTTTCTCCTGTAATTTATTATCGTTTTGTAGTTTTTGTTTTACCCTACTCTATTATTATAACATAATTATTGTAGGTTGTCAAGTGTAAAGTGAAAAAAGTTTCATTTATTTTCATTCGCTTACATAGTAAATAGTCTCTTGTAAAAGAAAAAGCCTAACTAATGTAAAGTTTCTTGTAAAAAGTTTTCCTTACCTGTATAATATAACCCGTTAGGCTATGCTTGTCAAGTGTTTGAGACCAAATAAATAAAGAAAAATAATTTACAGAAACCACTTGACAACCTCAAAGAAATGTGTTATAATAATAGTAAAGGAGTAATGAAGTTATGGAACAAACACCAAGCGAAAAGATCAAAGCCAGACACCAAGAGTGGCTACGAAAAACCAATAAGAAATGTGCCGAGTTTATGTGGAAGATCTATCAAGATCCAGCCCGCAGGGCTGGCTTATGGGACACCGATAAGGAACTAACCCGTGTGCTAAACTACATAAAATTACACTATCCAGAGGCTTTTAGTTCTCTATCGTAATAGTTAGATAAGAGCGGGTTAGGCCCGCATTACTATCAAATAAAGGAGAATAGTTATGGCTCGTCCTATTTCTTACAAGGGTCAAGTTCGCAAAATTGCCCGTGCTTACCGCAATAGAGACCACGGTGAAGTGCTGTGGGAATTGGTTGGATTACTTATCAGGGATCTGGAAGAAGACCCAAGCAAGATCCGCAGTTCAGGCATAAGCGACATCATTACCCTATCCAGACTTATCAAAGATCTGGAAGAGTACCGAGACAAGAACCGAGAGGTCAAGGAAGATCAGGACTTTGCAGAAAGACTGAAAGAACTAACCAAGAAAGCCTCGTAGTGTTGTCCCGCTGTCTTACCCCTATCAGCACAAGAGAAGCCCCTTACGGGGCAACCTCGTGCGACTATGGGGTTATTCTGCGGTGTACCAAACACGAGGCCAACGGTCATTCCCAGACACTTGGCTTAAGCTGACAGTGTAGCCGAAGCATTCCACAATTGCTCGCAGTTTCTCTATCTCTTTCACAGTCCAGCAGCGGACACGATAATTATTCTGTGCTGTCTTGCTGGGACAATAGAAGATCCCATCACCCAAGCCCGAGATCCCGTTGTCCCGAAAGTGTTGTGTCTTGACTGGGAAGGCAAGATCTATTAGGCACCATAGTTGTTCCACCGTAAGGCGGGTGTTGTTGTTTGTAGTAGACATAACTTAACTCCTTTTGTTTGTTCGTTATGTATATATTATAACACATTATCGGGGGATTGTCAAGTCTTTTGTGTAAGTTTTTTTACTTTTTTTTATGACTGTTTTGTGGTGGTGTTTTGATAGTAGTGATGCACTACCCCCCACCCCCCAAAGTGTTCTGGATAGTGCTATGGTTGTAATAGAGTGGTACAAAATTCGGCCACTATTTTTTGACTTTACTATTTACCATAATAAGAAAGGAACCTATGCAAGCAGATAAATTTATTCCTATGCTGACGATCTACAACAAGGCAAAGTCAAGACTAACTTACTTTGACCTAAATGGCTCCCAGCAAGATCTATTAGAAACACTACAACAGCACGATAGAATTATTATTCTAAAAGCAAGACAGTTAGGGATAAGCACACTTGTTAGAGGCTGGATGTTTTACCAAGCCTATATGGATGTAGAACCGAGAACCTATGCTTGTATCGCACATAACCACCAAGCCGCTATGAACCTACACAAGATGGATAAGACCTTCTACAATAATTTACCAAAGAACTTACAGAAACCAACCTCAAAAGCCAACACAGAACAAATGGAATTCCAACAGTCTGGGGCTACAATTAGAACCTTTACTGCTGGTGCAAGAACAGGGACCCGTTCCTTCCAGTTGGATTGTATCCATTTGAGTGAGTTTGCTTTCTATGAAGATCAAGAAGAAACTCTTGCTACTATCCTTGCTTCTGCTGGTGAAGGTCAAGTTATTATTGAGAGCACACCCAACGAAATGGGTGATAAGTTCCACCAACTCATTATGGAAACAATTGAGACAAACGAAGAGAACGGCTGGAAACTATGCTTCTATCCTTGGACGGAACATAAGGACTACACAACAGAACCTCCACCACATTTTAAGATAAGAGACAACGAAGCAGTTGTTATGGAACAACTGAACCTTACCAGAGGCCAACTCTATTGGAGACGAAAGCAACTTGCTTCATTAGGTAAAGAAAAATTTTACCGTGAATATCCGGGAACCGTAAGTGAAGCCTTTCGCTTTACAGGAAAGAATTATTTTAACGGTGTTGCCCTTGATAGGATCCAACCCATAAAGGAACCTCTGGGTAATTACAAGACCATAGGAGACCCTCTCAACGGTGTGGATTACATTATCGGTGTTGATGTTGGGGCTGGGTTAGGACAAGACTATTCTGTTGCTTGTATCGTTTCTCTTGCTTCCCGACAACCTGTTGCCTTCTGGTGGTCCAACGAGGTCTCACCTTCCAAGTTTGCAGAACAACTATTTGATCTTGGTTGTCTATGGAACATGGCAGAGATAATTGTTGAGAGCAATAACACAGGACAGGTGGTCTTACATAAACTAAATGAAATGGGCTACTCTCGTTGGCTGTGGAGAAATGAGAAAGGCAAACCTTTCCTAACCACCAAGAAGACAAGACCTTTATTGTTTGAGGGCTTACGAGACTTGATAGACGATACTATTATCCATAGTCTATTTACAAGTGTAATTGATGAGTTAAGAAGTATCATTTACGAAAACAAAAAACCAAAGCACCCTCGTTCGGGACACGACGATAAGGTAATGGCTATGGCCCTTGCCTATTATGCTTGTAAGGACATACCCATAAATGTTATTCACAACCAGCAAGAACACTTCTTTAACCAACTCAAACGACAGAGAAGAGCCGAACAAGCAACAAAGAAACTTCCTTGGACCGTCAAGGGTGGCGACAGTAAAGGATCTTATTAGGAGAAATAAATGAAAGCAAGTAAAGTAGCAGAGATCTATGATGCACATAAAGAGTACTGGGAGCATCAAAGACAAGAATTACAAAGGTACAAAGCAGCCTACGAGTGTGAGTTCTGGGACAACCGAGGAGCCAACTTTCTTCTTCACGGAGAACAAATGCTTAACATACAAACAAGTGATGCCTATGGCTACATAGAAAGTTTTATTGCTTCTCTATTTGCCAAGAACCCTTCGGTTGTTTTAAAGAAAGGACTTCGCAACCAAGGACACCACGAGAAAGCACAAGCAATTGCTAATGACTTCTTGGTAAGAGCAAGACAAGAAATAGAAAATGCTGCGAGGATGTCTTTGATCTATCCTATGGCTTTCTTTAAGCTGGTGCCTAATGATGACGAAGACGAACTCTACGACAAGATCTATCCCATAGCAGTTCCTTGCTGGGACATTATCGTTGATCGTAATGCTTCTCGTTGGGACAAGTCCAAGTTTGTAGGGCACCGCTACTACATTACAATAGACGAAGCCAAAGCCAAGTTTGGAAATAAACAATTCCACGGAGTTCACAAAGAAGACTTCTTCCACCCTGACTATCAGTACAGCCCAGACGAACCAGCACAGTATCAAGAGTATGTTGAGATCGTTGAGATGTTTGATATGGAGTTAGACGAATTGATCTTCTACTCTCCACAACACGGACAAGGCAATAACATTTTAGAACGAGCAAACTTTATTCCTTTTCGCACAGTCAATAACAAACCAGTTGTTCCTGTCGTGCCTCTTTACTTTAACCGTATCCCTGATCGTCCTCTTGACGGTTATTCTTCTATGAAGAGGATCTACGATCAACTCTATGAAATAAATGTAATTAGATCATTTCAGGCTAATGCTGTCCGTAAAGCCTCTCGTCAGTATCTTGTAAAAGCAGGAGCATTAGACGAAGAGGATATGGCTAAACTTACAGCAGGGATAGACGGATTGTTTATTGAGGTTGATGACGAAGACTTGGCTGGTGTTATGCGAGCGGTTCCACAAAACCCAACACCACCAGAGTTAGAACAATACTATCAAAATGTAAATGCTGATAAAGACAAAGGATCTCTCCTCGCACCGTTTACCCGTGGTGAAGCACTCAAAGCAACCGCAAGTGAAATTGTAGCCTTGGCAAGTTATTCTGCTACTGAACTTGGTAGAATGGCTCGTGAACGAGATGCTGCTATTGAGTTGCTGGCTTTTACTTATCTGTCTATGCTTGCTACATTTATGGACGATGGAGGCGACAACATTATCTTTCTTGATAATAAATTACAAAATGTAAGACCTGCCGACATCAAAGGAGACTTTGAGATCTTCGCACAAGATCAAGCAGCAACACCTTTAAGCGAGCAAGTAAAGAACCAACAACTTCTCGCAAACATACCGACATTAGTTCAGTTAGGTGTACCTCAACGAAAGATCTTGGAACAAGTGGTTAGACAATTAGGACTACCCGAAGACTTCCTTGACACACCACCGCAACAAGCACAGGTAGGTCAGCCACAGTCAGGCATAGAAGAAGGGCCACCTTCTTCACCAGAGGAAGCAATAGCAGCCACAGCACCACAAAACATTAAACCATTTATTCCCGGAGGCAACCAATAATGGATACATTACTTACTGGAAACTCATTTGACCGGTTAAAAGAATTACCGGATAATAGTGTGGGGGCACTTGTCACAGATCCTCCTTACCTCATAAATTTTATGGGGAACGACTGGGACAAACAAAGTAGCCCTGCTGCTGATCCAGAGTTCTGGAAGTTGGTGCTACAAAAGTTAAAGCCGGGAGCACACGGTTTAGTGTTCGGTCATAGCAGACAACACCATAGAGTTATGGTTGCTTTGGAAGATGCTGGCTTTGAGATAAGAGACTGTATGATGTGGATGTACGGTCAAGGCTTTCCCAAGAACCATAATGTAGGTAAGGCTGTTGATAAATTACAAGGCAACAAGAGAACTGTTGTTGGAACAAAAGCAGACTTCTCACTTGACGGTGCCAAGAGAAAAGCAGAGAACCACCAGACCCATCAGGAAACTGATAATGCGGGTCATAAACCCGGCTACAAGAAAGGCTGGGACACAGAGGTAAGTGTAGGTAGTTCTACTTGGGAAGGGTGGGGCACAGCACTCAAACCTGCCTATGAGCCAATTATTATGGTTCGCAAACCATTAGGTAAAAAACTAACCGTAGCAAAGAATTGTTTAGAGCACGGTGTAGGTGCGATCAACATAGATGATAGTAGAATTGGTTGCACGGATAAAAATAAATTTCCTGTGGGAGACTACACCACAGACACAACGGTAGGTAAGATCCGCCCAACCACAAGAACAACAGACCCTAACCCAACCGGTAGGTATCCTGCTAATGTTATTCTATCACACCACGAAGACTGTGTCAAGGTAGGAACAGTAGAAGAAACCTACAACATAAATAAAACTGACGGTGCTTCTTTCTTCGGTCAAGAGAAATGCCCTGACTATGAAAGTGTAGAACAGAAAGTCAGTCAAGATGTTTATGAGTGTAGTGATGACTGCCCTATCAAAACTCTTAACGAGCAAGCACCACAAGTCGGTTCGTTGTTTAAAGCGACCAGAAAGAAAGACACATCAGGGGGCTCTGGTGATAGTTGGACCAACTCGGGCAAACAAGCAGGTGAGGACAACGGCTTACACGACGGTCTTGGGGGTGCTTCTCGTTTCTTTTATTGTGCGAAAATAAACAAGAAAGAAAGAAACTGGGGCTGTGATGGATTACCTACAAGACAGTCTATTGGTGGTGGAGGAACTAACCACACCAAGGCTGATGCTTATGGTAGTGTCAAGGCACCAGCAAAGAACCACCACCCAACGGTCAAGCCTGTAAGTCTTATGTACTATCTTACAAAACTAATAGCACCGAAAGGTGAGACCGTGCTTGACCCTTTTATGGGTTCAGGTTCTACGGGGATGGCTTGTGTCCTCAACGACAATAACTTTATTGGAATTGATATGGACCCCGACTATGTTGAGATCAGCAAGCACAGAATAAATTATGTTCGTTTTAATAAGGAGAAAATAAAAAATGGGCTTTCATAAACTAAAATGTAGAGACTGCAACCAAACCTTTGAGGTGTGGCAGAGAGACAAGTGGGATAGTGTAAACAAAACCACTTACAAAAACTTTGAGTTAGACGAGATCTGGTGCGGACACGAAGAGTGTTTTAACACAGACAACCTTGACGAAGACTATGTAGGGTGTGGATCACAAGACACTTACAAAGTTCTTACAGGAGCAAGTTTCTCAATTAGCAGCAAAGGACTTAACGGAGACCACCAAGGTTTCTATTCGGCTGATCTTGGCCGTAGGTTTAACAATAAGTACGAAGCCTATGAGTATGCGGAACAAAATGGTTTTAAGCCTATCTCACAGGTAAACGAAGACGATGTTTTACAACGAGGCTATGACTTGGAGAAACAAGATGCAGCCGATATGAAAAAAATAAAAGAACTAACAGCCGCAGGTAAATCCAAAGAGGAAGCCTATGGCGAAACCTTCTCTGTAAACACTCTCAAAGAACGAGGGATGTTAGACAGCAGCATTAAAAGTGGAGACTAAATTATGGCTATTAGAGAAATGAAAAACGAACCTATGGTGGTTGATATGCCCCAAGGTCCAGCGATAGGAAGTGATCCTATGGTTGCTGAAAAAGAAATGGAATACAACGATGCTTTTGACGGGATGATGGCGGCAGCAGCACCACAAGGAAACTTTGGTGAAACAGCCTACAACAGACTGGGTGAAAGCCTCAACCGTGTGTTAGAACTGTTTGGTCCAGAAGCAAAAGACATCAACCCCGTTGACGGAGACCAAACAAGACTATCAGCACAAATTACTGCTGCCCTTGCTATGATCGCACAGGCAGCAAAAGAAGCAGGACTGGATCGCTTTGTAGTTGATCTTGATGCTATTACTGATGACCGCTCGTTAGAGATGGCTGCTGGTAAATTAGATGCTCTTGCTGAAAATGAGAACTTTAACACTTTCCTCCGCTCTACTCCTCGTGAAGTAGAAGTAGAGGTAGACACCGGCGAACTCGCAGAAATGGGAGCACCGGTGGAAATAGAAGAAGAGGAAGAAATTGATATTGACAACCTCTTCGCTTCCAGACTTTCATAGGAGAAACTAAATGGAAACCAATACAACTGCGACTGGTACCGCAACGGATAGTACCACCACCAACGATGTAGGGCCTAATGTAAAGGACCCACAAGACACAAGGACACACAGATATGAAGCACTTACACAAGCCAAAGCCGCACAAAATTCCCAGACCGGGAACACCGAAGGATCAACCCAAGAAAGCACCGCAGGATCCCAAACACCCCGATCAACAGAAACCGAAGCCGGTGAGAATAACACCGACTTTTGGTCTGCAAAGGTGGAAGGAGATGCTTTTGACGGGACACATAAAGGTGTTAATTGGAACGACACCGTTTCCGGATTGCCTGATGATGCTCAAAAATTATTAGCAAACCTACGGGCTGACTACACAAAGAAGACACAAGATCTTGCCCGTCAGCGAAAAGCATTAGAGAGCGAACGGAAGGCTTTACTAAACGAAGACTACCTTGCGAACATTAACGAGAAAGCAAACCAAGAGATCCAATTTGATCCGTTTGATAATGATAGTGTAAATGCTCGCATAGAACAAGAAGTCGCAAAGCGAATGCAACAAATGATCCAGCCATTACAACAAGAGTATGAACTACAACAACGACAAATGGCTCTGGATAATTTTAAGTCAGCACACCCAGACCTCCAAGACTACAAGACTGAAATAGCAAAACTGCTTATGACAGATCAGTCCCTCAACTTGGAGCGAGCCTACTACATAGTAAAGGGTAAAGCCAACACAGACAAAGCAGCGGCTTACGAAAAAGAATTACAAACTTACAAACAAGCAGCCAGAGAGTACGGCCTAAAAGTTGGCGGCGGTCGCATAAACAATCCGTCCAACAACATACCAGAACAGGTAAAAAAAGGCGGTCCTTATGAAATTTACAAGTGGTTGCAAGGACAGAAAAGAAATGGATAAACTATTTATGATAGAAAACAACACCCCCCGTTTTAGGTCAAATGGGACACGGTGTCTTACGAACTCCTACGGGAGCACTCTTACAGACCACAAGCCTACTTTAAACAAAAAGGAGAAGAATTATGGCTATTTCTAATGATATTCTTTCTTCTACATTACGGATCCTAAAAGACCAAGAGGTAGACAACCTTTACAAGGCTGTCCCACTTTTGGATAATATCCGTGCTATGGGTGGTGTAGAAGAATATGATGGAGGGCAAAAGGTAAATGTACCTATGATCCTCGCCGAACACTCAACAATTACTCAACTCTCTACCGGTTATGAGCCCGTTTCGCTTTCAGCGGCCGATGCTCTACGACAGGCAGAGTTTAACTGGTGCGACTATGTTGCTCCAATTATTATCACCAAGAAGGAAGAACTTTCCAACAAAGGTGATAAGGCAATTATTTCTATTGCCGATGCTCGTATGAAATCCGTTATGGGTCTTATCAAGCGAGAAACTGAAAAGCAAATCCTTCGTGGGGACAGTTCTATTTTGAGTGAGTTGCTCTCTCTTAATGGTACCTCTACCTCTGGTCTTGCTGCTGGTTTCTTGGAAGATCTCGCTTTCGGTCAACAGGTAAATTCTGTCGGTGGTCTATCAAAGGCTACTTTCTCAAACGACTTGCAGAACCAATTTGATAATGGTGTCGTCTTTACACCGGGTAGTGAAAACATCGTAGCACCCCTTACGGATGTCTATATTGATGCACAAACTCGCACACCAGACGGATCAGCACCTAACCTTATTATGTGTTCTCCACAGTTCTACAAAGCCTACAAGCAAGAACTCTTTAACCAAGAACGGTTTATTGACGAACAAACACTTGACGGTGGTAAATTAGCACTTGCCTTTAATGGAGCAAAAATGTATGTTTCTCCATTTATGGATAGTACACTTTCAGCCACAGCCAACGACATTAATGCTTATGTTCTTAACACCAAGTTTATGAAGTTGATGTTTGATCGTGATGCGAACTTTGCTATGACTGACTTTGTTGATGCAACTGGTTATGCTTCTCGCTATGCTTACATTTGTGTAAGAGCACAGATGGCATTTAGCCACCTTGCTTCCCAAGCAATTCTAACAGGAGGGTCAAACTAATGAGTACCACAAGTTATATTAACCGCATTTTTGGACGAGATGAAAGCGGAGTAAACGAGGCAACTGTAAGTGCTTCGGCTCGTCGTAAGGTAGAAACCTTTGTCGCTGGTGAGGCTATTGCTGTGGGAGACTTTGTCGCCCTCAACTTTGCTGAAACCGCTGACGGTGAAAAAGGTTTGGTTGTCAAGAAAGCAGACAGCAGCAACACAGATATTATTTGTGTTGTAGGTGTAGCAATTGAGGCAGCAACTACCGATGAAACTTCCAGCGATAGTGGATCTACCAACGACCGAACTAAACTTATTAAAGTTGTAGTTGCTGGTTTGGTAGATCAGGCTAATGTTGATGGTTCAGTTGTAAAGGGTGATCGTTTGGTTGCTTCTTCTACTGCTGGGCGAGCAGCAACAGCACCTTCGTTCCGCACCGACCTTGGTGATGGAACTGGGACTACTACTGGAACAGTAGAACAAGCACCACAAATTATTGGGATCGCCTGCGAAGCCGATGCTGCTAATAAGGCACTTGTTTATCTGTTTCCACAAGTTCCATAATTCGCACGGATTTGGCTAATTTTTAGCCTTAATGGGTTGGGGTAGGCAACTACCCCACCCTCTTATTACAAGGAGAAGAAACTATGAATTTAGGCGAATTACGAACATTTGTGAATAACATTTTAGACTACTCACCATCGGTGCAAGCCTACACAAATGAAGTTAATAACATTATCAACGAAATTTATTTATCCCATTTTACTGATAGACTGTGGGAGTACTCACAGAAGGAAGTAAGACTATCCGTCTATGCTGATAATGAAGCCAGTTTCACAGCACAAGCAGACGGATCACTTATCACCGCAGGTGGTAATGGGGCAGCAGACTGGGTGTCATGGGGACACACAGCAGAAATTTTATCTGCCTCAAACCCAGTAGGAAATGTAGAGGTAGGTAAAGAGTACCACATTTCTTACAGAGAAGACATAGCCGGAGACACGAGGGTCTTTTTAGAAGAGAAAGGAAAACAAGGTTATTCCTCGCAGTATGGTGCAAAAGACAGGGCACTTACAACAACAGCCGGCGACACATTTAAAATAAAATTTAAGCAAAGAGAGATCACACTACCAGAGGATTGTGTTGAGTTGGTAGGATTAGGCTTACGAGAAAGAGGATCAGGTATCCGTTCTCCCTTTGAGGTTTTACCTCGTTGGACTGACGAGAACTTGGCTTTGGATCTTGACCTTGTTGCTTTACCCACAGATGTAATTATGGAACAACCTTTCTCTATGATGCCTCCTGTAAATGATCCACAGTTGGCTACAAGAGCAGCAGCCACAAACACGGTAGACATAGCAGGAAACTATGAGGTTGCTTACACCATTATCCACAGATCAAGAACAGCGGACACTATTGTAGAATTAGAGAGTGCCCCGTTCTTCTCAACAGGATCATTTGCTTTTGCTGTTGGTGACACGATCAAAGCAACTAATTTAGAAATAACAGATGACAATCCACGAACAGCCTACCAAGAGTATCTCAAAAGAGTTTATGTAAAGGGTCCAAACTCTTCACACTTTTATCGTGCTGCTGACGGACCTAATGCTGAATTTGATAATGAAGACGACAACAACGGTGATGGCTTATTTGCTTTTCAGTTTGCACACAAGACAGAAGCAAGACTACCAGAACACGGTGGAACTTATCAACGGTGTAGGCTCTACCCACGACAAGACA